CAGCGGTTCTTTTTGAGCGCCACAGCCTGCAGGGGCATCCTGCGCCGAGCAGAGAAAAGAGGCAAGCAGTTGCCGCCAGCACTATTCCAAGCGTTGCAGGCAGTCTCGATACAGAGTGCGGAGGAGGAAAGCTAACGCATCAAAGTGTTGCCAATGGTCACCTTGTTCAGACAACAGCGTTTTATGAAAGCAGTCTTGCTCAATACAAACAAGCTGATGTAAGTGGAACAACCAAAGCAAGTGGTGGTGTTGCCGGCGGTGGAAGTGAAACATTCATAGCCCAAACAGTATTTGAAATGCATGGACAGGACAGCAGAGTGCGTGACCTTGGTGATACTTGCAGCACAGTCACAAGCAAGTGGGGTACAGGCGGCGGTAATGTGCCTGTGGCGTTGCAACCCATTGCGCTTGCAGAGAACACCATTGGACGGCAACCTCACAACGGCGGAAACGGCGATGGGTTTACCGATGGCGGTCCTATGTACACGCTTAATGCCACAGGCGTGCATGGTGTGGCGCAACCTATAAGTTTTGATTTGGCACAGATTACAAGTAATGTAAATAGAACTAGGGTTGAGCCAAATTTGCCAGTCAGTACATTGTCAAAAGGTAGTCAAATGCACGTGGCGCAACCCATTGCATACAACATTGCGCCAGGCAAAGGTGTATTAAAAGATGACATCCATGTCACCGATGCTGATACCACAAAGACTTTGGATGCATCAGGAAGTAATCCTGTAATGCATCAAGGCGGTGCGGCGATAGTGCAACCCATTGCATTCAGCGGTCAGATGTCAAACCCGCAAACAGATGTGGACATGACTCAGACACTGCAAGCCAAGAATCCGATGGCAGTGGCTCATTCAGTTGTCGCACCAACCCTTACTGCTGCCAACGATCCAAGCAGATCGCCTCAGTCATCCGAGGTGACGAACCAGGTGTATTCGGTATATCAATCATCCATGGCCGTCAGAAGACTCACGCCAAAGGAATGCGAGAGACTCCAAGGCTTTCCCGACAGCTACACCGACATCAAAAGCAAAAACAAACCTACGCCTGATGGTCCAAGGTACAAAGCCCTGGGCAACAGCATGGCCGTGCCAGTCATGGCGTGGATAGGGCAACGCATAGAACAAGTAGAGGCAATATGCAAGCAGAACAAATAGCCAAGTCGCTCGGCAACGCGAAGAGAGCCAACGGCCAATGGGTAGCGTCATGCCCAGTACCAAGTCACGGCAAAGGCAACGGCGACAAGAATCCAAGTCTCAGCGTACACATTGATGATGAGGGCAAGCCCTTATTCCACTGTCATGGTGGCTGCACTCAGGAGTCGGTATTCCAAACCATCAGGGATATGCACTTGCTTCCCGAGCTAGAGGAACGGCCAGATCCACTCGCCAACATCAAGCCATTACCTAAAGTGGAGTTCCAGCAGGAATGGCAGTATCAGGACGAGGACCGCGTCACAGTCTTTGTCAAGCACCGACTGCGCGTAGGGGAGTCTGGAAAGACTTATAGGCTCTACAAAGTAGATACAGATGGCAAACGATACCCAACGCTGGGTGACGCACGCATAGTCCCCTACAAGTTGCCCGAATTGCTGGACGCGAAGACAGCGGGAAGAATAATCTATTTGGCCGAGGGCGAAAAGGCGGTGGACGCGCTGATGAGCTTGGGCGTGGTGGCAACCACCGCGCACAGTGGTGCAGGCCATTGGCCCGAGGCCATCACCGAATACTTTGCTGGCGCAAATGTGGTGATCCTGCCCGACAACGATCTGTCAGGTTGGGGATACGCTCGCAAGGCGGCAGAGGCCATCCTGCCCATCGCCAAGGCGCTCAAGGTAGTGGACCTCGGACTGCAAGAGCAGGGCGATGACGCGTTTGAGTTTATTGAGGCAGGCGGCGGCAGGGCAGAGCTGGCGGCGTTGGTCAAGGCAGCGCCAAAGATCAACAGCGTGGATGATGTAACGATCCCCGAAAGACTTCAGGCGATTCAACCGAATGCGCCAATTGATGTGCCGCCACCACAAGTAGAGGACATCGCCAAAGAGTTTGCAGCAGACCCACCAAAAGAAGCGCCACCACCCAAACCGCTGAAGACCATCAAGATTGAATCTTGGGACACCATTCAGGATGAGCCGGTCGAGTGGCTGATTGAGGGTGTCATCCCCAAAGGATCATTCACGGCGCTGTATGGGCCGCCAGGCTCATTTAAGTCATTCATCGCCTTGGACATTGCCGAGGCCATCGCCACAGGGCGTACATGGATGGGCAAAGAGGTCAAGCAGACAGGCGCGGTGCTGTACTTGGCTGGCGAGGGTTTTGGCGGTATCGGCGCAAGGATCAAGGCCTGCAAACTTCACCACCAAACAGAGGACGGCGCACCAATCTACATAGTGCGCCACCAGCTCAACCTCAGATCCAGCGCCGAAGACTTCAATGCCTTAATGATGGCCGTGGTCCAACTGGTGGAGCAGACAGGCATGGAGTTCAGCCTCGCCATAGTGGATACGCTCGCCAGAGCCTTTGGCGGCGGTAATGAGAACAGCTCAGAAGACATGGGTGCATTCATCACGGCCATGGGCAAGGTGCAGGAATTCCTCAACTGCGCCTTAATGGTGCTGCACCACAGCGGTAAGGACGCCGCCAAAGGACTGCGCGGCCATTCCTCACTGCTTGGCGCAGTGGATACAGAGCTGGAACTACTGCGCTTTGAAGAGCAGATGAAAGGCGTACTCACCATCAGCAAGCAAAAGGATGGAGCCGACAACGAGCGATTCGGCTTTGAGATGGTGGAGGTAGAGATCAGGCCAGCAGGCTTGGGATTGAGCGATCCAGTGGTCAGCTTGGCGGTGCAGGCCAGCGACTCAGCCGTCAACGAGATGTCCAAAAAGGCAGGCAAGAGTAACGCTGGCGCAGGCAGAAATCAGTGTTTAGAGATGTCCTGCTTAGAGACTGTGGTCAAAGACAAAGGAATCATAAAGTTTATAGATGGACTTCAACGAATGGCTGTGGATTTGGAAGATTGGCGGCAGGAATTTAGGTCAAGAATGGGCATCGATGAGACAAGCGAAGGCAAATTTAAGACGGCATGGAGCCGTGCCAAGAAGCGTTTGGTGGAGTCAAAAGAGATTGGGATTAAAGGTAAATTGGTGTGGTTACAGCACGCGACAAACGACACAAATGCGCTCTAAAAAGGCTTGTTTGTAACTTGTAACCTAGAAAAAGGTTACAAAGTATGGAATAGGTTTAGAAACAGCGCTATGTATACAAAGAACAGCGTACAGAAAACACCTAAACCAACAGATTGATGGTTACAGGTGGTGACAAATGGTTACAAACGATTACAAACGATGTGCAAGGTGGTTACAGTTACAAATCGAGAGTCTAGAAGACTCGATGATATGTAACCTAACCGCCATCCGAAACCAAAAGGAATGATGATGGCAACCAAAGCAAAAAAGAACTCGCATCCAGTGGTGGAGCATCCAAGTCCAAAGGCAGACGCTTGGACGATTCACGTTCAATCAAAACTGGTGGAATTGGAGTCGGTCAAAGCCAACAGCGACAAAAAATGGGGAGAAAACCGACTGAATACTTTGGTAAGCAGTGAGCTGAGAGAGAAATTCTGGCTACAGAACAGCAGACTGCATCAAGCGATGGAGTCCAAAGATCGGGCGAAGTTCGATTCAAGCGTTGCGGGAATGATCAGGGCGTATGGCGTGCTGGATCAGTGGGCAACCGAAGAGGGAATAGATCCAGCGTCATCCATTCCTCGGATTGAGTGGGAAATGCAGAATGGTCAGACTATGGTGATCGTCAGAACAGTCAATGAGGCAGTAGCGATTCAGACTCAGCGACATGACTTGGCGAATCATCACATCTGGTCAATGCAGGAGATGGAGGTCTTTATGTCGGACGAGGGTGTGCAGCACTTGATCAAGGCCAAGGCGCTTGTACCTACAGCTCAAGTCACCAAGTACAAGCACAAGCCTGGCGGGGCAACAGGCTTTGATGACTTTGAAAACGATCTGACATTCAGCGACAATGACACCATGGAATACAAATTCAATTCCGCACAGGCAGAAAGGTTCAAGAATGGCGCAATTTAAGCTCATAGCGGCACTTATCCGCGAAAAGGTACTGGACATCATCCAGCGCGTTAAAACAGCTTTAAAGAGGGGTTGAGCGATGCCAGGCAACCCAAAGCGTAGGAAAGACATTGCATTCCTCAATGAGATGCCAGAAGAGATGATCTTCGCCATGGTCGAAAGCGGGAAAAGCATTGCCGACATATGCGTGAGCTTGGGCATCAGCAAGCGTGCGCTAGACGATTGGATTGAGGAAAACGATCATGGTGCTATGATTACGCGCGCGCGTGTGCGTGCCGCCGATCTTATGGCGTGTGACACGATCAAGATAGCGGATGACATGGATGTCGATCATCCGCAGCGCGATGTCCAGCGCATCCGCACTCGCCAGTGGCTGGCCGAGCGATGGGATCAGAAGACTTATGGGCTACAAAAGGCGCAGCAAATCAACATCAACGTGCAGGATCTACGCATGGCGGCACTGCGCCACGTTGAGGTGATCGATGACTTATCCACAGAAAAAAGCGCATGATGCACACATTGCCCTGTGGACAACTGCAAACTGCCTGTTTATTGTGCAAAACAGACGGAGTTATCCACAGTTTGGTTAACATAATAGTCATTGTATTAAACCGATTATGTAAGGCTCATGTAAGAAAGCATATGAATCAATGACTTACAGACGCATCGACCTGTGGATAACTTTTCAGCTGTTTACTGGCCGCCAGGCGCTGGCCGTGGCTGCCGTGGCCGCGCCGAGCCCCCCCTTGCTGCTGGCGGCGGGGGCGGCTGATGCAGCACCTAAAC